AGCATTATCGGAAGCCATCGGACAATTGTAAGTAATTTAACGCGAATTGCGGAAAATTTTCGCCTTTGAGTATGTAAAAAAATTTTAGATTTTTAGTAACAATTTGAGGAAAGTTGAGGCGGGGTTATTATTGTTATTATTTGATTATCGGGGTCATATTTGTTTGTCAGAATCCATACATAATTGTTTGGTTTGTGACAAAAATATTGCGGGTTTTGAACATACCGTAGACAACTCAAAGTCAATCCGATGGTATCAGAACACGGAGGTCTTTGCTTCGCTAGACCCCCTGTTCTAATTGCATAGTATACCTTTATGTCCACAGCATGTATTTAGTTAGTAAGAAAAGTGATTAGACTTGATTGCCAATCAAATTTATGATTTATTATACCATGAAACCTCATCTCTTACAAGAACATTTTTCCACTTTTTTTCTCACCTATAGAAAACTCTATATTCATTTCTTATAAAAATTTGTGACATCATCAAAAATATATGTTGACAATCACAACTATTTTGTAGTATAATATAGGCTATGTGGAGGTAAAAACTATGTGGTCAGAAGATGAAATACAGTTTCTATTCGACAATCCTAAAATGAGTATTAAAGATATTGCAGTAGCTCTCGGCAAAACCGAAGGAGCTGTAAGAGCAAAAAGGTCGAGACTAGGTATTCGAACAGAAGAAGTAATACCGTGGACTGCAGATGAAAGACGCATCGTGCAGCTTCACTATGGAGAGACAGATAAAGAGGAGCTAATGAACCTGCTCCCAGGCAGAAGCTGGAATGCTATTCGTAGCCAGGCTTTTTGGTTGAGAAAAAGACAATGGAACGTATGAAACACTTAGAAGACGCGAAAGAAAGCTACCTACAACATCTATGCTTTGCATGGAAAGTAGCATTTATATTATTTGTGCACGGGCTACTACCTTTTGTGTGGGAGACCCGGGCTAGCCAACTCATGGAGAAAAGAAAGTGAAAGAGATTCGATTTAGTTGTGAGTATGATACCTCTTCAGTTGTGTTTGCATTTGACGCTGCTGAAATGGATACACAAGAAATGTTTATGATGTGGGTTCGTTTTATGAATGCTATTGGATATGTTCTTGATCCAGAAGAAATGGAAGAGATGTGGCAATAGATGGACATTATTAGTTTAATCTTCAGTTTTCAGTTGGCTATGCTCACAGAAGCATATAAAACTGAATACAGTGAATGTCCCGTTGTAGATTATGTAACGTGTAACGGTCTCGAGTCTAGAGATACTAATTATATGATATACAATCATCCTGATATTCAAGTCGTTCGCATCGGCTTGTTTTTGGACGATAGAATCAATGATAGGCTAGGTTACTTCACAGAATTTCAACGACTACTAACGAACAATATTTTTCGAAAATCAGGTGTCAATATTCGTATAGAATATGCTTTCATACAGCGTATTGATATTGGCAGTTATTATGAGAATGATATTCGAGATGTTTACTACGGTCTTGAAGCCTGGGAATATGCCTACCCCTTTGCGGAGTTTGCTAATCTTCCTCACAAACATCGTGCTGATTTTATACATCTATTTCTGGATAACCGTGTGGATTGGAATGGATGTGGCGTTGCAAAAAAATTTAGCGCATCTAGCCAGTACCCAGTTGGTTTAACTGCGTGTTATTCGAATCGAGATGTGGCTGCTTGGGACCCAGATCAGAAGACTAGTACAGAATATATTTTCGCACATGAACTCGGGCATCAATTTGGCCTAGAACACGATAAACCGAATGCTACTAACATTCCTCTGATCGAAGAAGGCTATGGGCTACAAGTGGGTGACACATATGGTACAGTCATGTCATACGCAAAAACAAGAGTACCGTATTACAGTAGTAATAAGATACAAGTAAATGGCGTCAAATACGGAAACAAAAACGCGAATGCAGTACGGGCACTAAATGAATTAGCGCCTCGACTATCTAAAAATTACGAGATCAATTATGAGGAACGAAAATGAACCAGTATCAGTACGAAAAATGGCAACGAATGCTTGATGACGCGTATGCCTATTTGTCTTCTGATTGTCCTTTGACTGAAGATGAAGTGATGATAGCAGTTTACAAAGACTACACTGCAATGTATAATTTTATTCAGTACATTGCCAAAGACTACTTTGAACTGAGTCATGAAAAGGTTCGCATTCAACGTGATGACTATATTCGTAGAGCACGAGATTTGATGAAACAAATAAATGAGTATGAGGAATGAAAGTATACATAGGTAATTACCCGAAGCATCGTTGGTATCATAACTACTTGTATAAGTGGTTTGGCTATTCGCCTGACCAGACAATGTATATTAAGATTGACGAGTGGGATACGTGGAGTGCTGACCATACACTTGCAGACATCATTCTACCTGTTCTTGTCCAGCTCAGTAAGACACAGCAAGGCGCTCCTTTTGTAGACCCAGGAGATGTACCGGAATTTATACGCCCTTCTCACAAGCCCGAAGATGATGTCGACAATACGCACTTTCTTCGATGGAGCTGGGTTCTGGGCGAGATGATGTATGCGTTTGACTGCAAAGTAAACAAAGACGAACCTTTTATGCGCTTTGATGATGCAGAGGAAGCTAAAAAAGAGCAGGCTCGCATTTCAAATGGCTTTCGCTTGTTTGGAAAATACTATGAAAACCTCTGGGATTAAAACAACCTGCGAAAAGTGTGGTGGGCCTCTGATTCTTTTTACGTCTCTTCGCTATAAAGAGTGCGGATACTGTAATCAGCGATACACTTGGGAATTAGGAAAAGGACAGAAGCCGATATTTGATGAGACCGGCACAGACAATTCATCCAGTAGCAAAAAAAGTTCTTGACTTTTGCAGTTGTATGTCGTATAATATATATTCAATTTAGGGAGATTTTTATGTCAAAGAAAAAGCGAATGGGTAAAGGTAGCTACACTAGCAAAGGTATCGTAGGGCATCCTCGCCGTGCGCGTACAAGTGTAGGCTTTAAGCGGTTAATAAACCAACAGAATGCTTGGCTCGCAGGTAAGCGTGTAATGCTTGTAGTAGATAAAGCAGGACACAAGGTGGAGGCCCGAGAAGTATGGGGATTGCCTCCTTCGGAGAAAATGAAAGAACGTAATGCCAACAGTTAAAGTGAGAAATAATAAATTAGAAGCCGCTCTGCGTGTCTTTAAAAAGAAGAACGCAGAGAAGGTTTGGGAATACAGAGAAAGGAGATATTATGTTCCCGCAAGTGAACGCAGGCGCCTCGCAAAACAGGCTGCTGTGCGAAGAAGGAAAAGAGATGATTCAAGGAACTAATTTTGAGCTGGCAGGAGACTTTATGGAAGCCTTTGGCCAAGAGGTACTCGAAGAACCAACCTGGCCCGACTTCAATACTCGTGAGCTAAGGTTAGAGCTTATCGAAGAAGAAGTACAGGAGTTAAAGGATGCTTTGGAAAATCGAGATATGGTGGAAGTCGCTGACGCCCTTACAGACATCTTATATGTGGTGTATGGAGCCGGTCACGCTTTTGGGATTGATTTGGATGCGTGCTATTTAGAAGTACATTCGAGTAATATGAGTAAGCTCGGAGAAGATGGTCGTCCCATCAAGGCAGAAAATGGTAAAGTACTCAAAGGTCCAAACTTTTTTGAACCCGACTTAGAAAGGGTACTAACTACAGGATAATAGAAAAGGGGCGTAATGCCTCTTTTTTCTTTATAGCTACTAAAAATATTTCTTGACAGTGGCAGCATTTTCAAGTATAATATATACATTAAAAATTTACCTCGGAGAATTTATTTTGTTTAGTGCTTACGTTATCTTTGCATTTTGTATGATAGGATGTGCTATGCACGCATTCTATTTAGGCAGGCGTACAGGTATCACAGCCACGGTCGAACATTTAATCGAAATAGGAGTATTAGAAATAGACGATGAAGAATAAATTAAAAGAATTTTTTAGCTACCCTTCCTTTTGGAGACCTTTAAATACTTATGGATATTACTTTATCACAGGTATTGTAGGGTGGGTTCTTCTTGATGTGATAATTTCATTATGAACAAAAACGCAGTATTTGAACAACTCAAGACAGATGAAGGTGTAGTGTACGAAATTTACCTCGATCATTTGGGGTATCCCACGTTTGGAATAGGGCATCTAATATTAGAATCAGACCCGGAACACGGACAACCTGTAGGTACAAAAGTACCGAACTATCGTGTAATCGAAGCATTCTCAGCAGACTTATGTAATGCTATAGATGATTGTATCGTTTTATACGGGGATACAGAGTGGGAAAACTTTCCTGAAGAAGTAAAACAAATTTTAGTAAATATGATGTTTAACATGGGCCGGACTCGTTTATCGAAGTTTCGAAAAATGAATGCTTGGCTAATGGAAAGAAATTGGAAAGCAGCAGCTTACGAAGGTAGAGACTCGCTGTGGTATAAACAAGTAACTAACCGAGCCGAAAGGCTTATGAGCAGATTGGAGAATGTATAAATGGCAATTTATTGCGCGGCGAACGAACGTAGTAACTATGAAGAAAATGGGTATAGCTCTTGGAGAGCACTGCCCGCTATAGTACCTTCAGTAATATTTAAAACACGGGTACGAGACCCCAACGGGGTCGGCGACAATCCGTTCATGTGGAAAGACGTTAGTACATTTGACGCTTTTGCTGGAAAGAAAGTGCTAATCTTCTCTCTCCCAGGTGCATTCACTCCAACCTGCTCTACTTATCAATTGCCAGACTTCGAGATGCTTTACCCCGGGTTTGCTACGCTAGGATTTGATGATATTTACTGTGTGTCAGTAAATGATTCTTTCGTAATGAACAAGTGGGCGCAGATGGTAGTAGAAGGCGGCCTTCAATGTGTGAAAGTTCTTCCTGATGGTAGTGGCACTTTTACAGAAGGCATGAATATGTTAGTAGACAAAGACAACCTGGGTTTTGGTCGTCGTTCTTGGCGTTATGCTGCTGTAGTAGACAATGGAACAATTACCGACTGGTTTATCGAAGAAGGTAAAGAGGACAACTGTCCAGACGACCCTTATATGTATACTCGCCCTGAGTATATTCTTGCCCAACTGCAATAACTTCTTGACTTTTTCACTCCTTGGCTTTATACTATATAGTATGGATGGGAGTATATCGTGAATTTATTTTATCTTGATGAAAACTTGGATGCGTGTGCGGAAGCACACGTAGACAAGCATATTGTAAAAATGCCTCTAGAAGTAGCCCAGATATTGTGTACCTCTATCTGGATTGACGTTCATCTAGGGTTTATACCTCGGGCACTCAACAAGCAAGAGTCAGACTACTTGAATAGCCTCAAGAAGGAAATCAAACATCTGCCTCCAGAAAGTCGCCCGCTTACCCCTTACCTGCCTATGATGTACAATCACCCTTGTACTATCTGGGCACGCAGTTCACTCGACAATCATGAGTGGACTCATTGTTATGGAAATGCACTCGGAGAAGAATACCGCTACAGATATGGAAAGCAGCATAAGGCAGTCACAGTTATCAACAACTTACCGGAGCCTGTCAAGATGGAAAGACTTGGATTTACCACTTTCGGATTGGCAATGCCAGACGTGCTCAAAGACTATGATAATCCTATACAGTCTTATCGTGACTACTATCATCTGGACAAGGCTACTTTTGCCGTTTGGAGTGGACGTTCAAAACCCAGTTGGTGGGACGATGATCTCGCAGACTACGAAAAGAGGATTACAGC